TTTTGACCGACTGTAACCCCGAAATTACCAGGGCTGGAAAAATCCACACCAATAAAATGCTGTGACCCCGTAAGAGTTACGTTTTGGCTATGTAAAAGAAAACTTTGAGAGATCATAGGGTTAGTTTTAGTAAAAGTAGTTTTATCAACTACACTATCAAAAGAATACTCACTATTTAAAATAGATACATCTGTACCAAAAATCTGTGCGATTTGTTCCTGTTTTTGAGTTTCTCTCTTTAGAGGACGCTGATAGACCTGCTTATCATTAATACGGATTTGTATAGATTCAGGATTTTTAAATGCTACTGATGAATAAGGACCTAAAAGATCTCGGGTTGGATCACCATCAACAGGGCCATAATGCCCTAAAATAGCGCGGAGGTTCATGCTAGACACCCCTAAATCACGAGCAACGGAGAGCGTAGTAGCTCCAGCAGCCGACTGAAAATTGGTATTAGTAGTTACAATATCCTCATAAGGGATAGTAAGCCCCTCATTACTCATAACCATCTGCGCCGTCTGACTCATTCTCTCATCAGTATAAGTAAGATAATCACATAAAAACTTTAAACTTTCAGGTGCTACATTAGCCGCGCGATAAGTACCAGCAGCCTGACTTACACTATCAATGCAAACAAGCGTACCATTCTGAGCGGAGGTAGCGTCCTGAGTATTAAAAAACAGTTCAATAACACACGGCTGATCAATAAGATAAAGTGGAAGCTGAACATTTTTCATCATGGGAAATAACTCCGATAACTTAATATGAAAAAAGGGAGTAGATACAACGTTAGCAGTCGGCATAAATTGCTCTTCAGGAGTAATAAACTCAACACCGGCTCCATTTTTAGTAACAGTTGTATCTCTCAAGGAGTACTTACCATCAGCAACGGTAGCTTCATCAGGCGAGGGAGCCATTACATCCATCGTTCCTTTAGTTACCATTTCCTTTTGGCTTTTTTCTTCACTAGTCTTAAATGAGCGGTGAATGGTTTGGTATTTAGCGTAGTCATCAGTAATAGCAATTACCTTTTCACCAATACGAAGAATGGCGCGCTTAACGGCGCAATGGATACCAGTCTTAATAGGAAGGCATACTTTTTCAGAACCATCAAGTGCAGGAACAACAATTCCTAATTGGATTGCAGAGCCACTATCAAGGATACCCCTGCGCTCAAGCTGAAAACGACAGAAGGTTTTACTAACAACAAGAGGCTCAAGTATCGAGGTATCAATCGTCATGGTATCAATACTAGGCATCGGTTTAGTTAAAAGAGCATCAGGAATCTTAACACTAGAACTCATATATATATATCAAATATATTATTTTTTTATAAATACATTTTAATTAATTCCTAAAGGAATCTCTCTAATGTCCTAAATTATATCTTAAATGTAAAAAATATAATTTAATATTTTATAGTTAGTTCTGAACCATGACGCCCTGCGGTGAATAAGTGAGCGAGTTAGTAGCCATAACATAGGTAAAGAGGCTGTTAGGCGCCCGTCCATCTAACTCACTAACGATGCGGACACCATAAGTAGTATTACGGAAATCAACACCGGTGCGGCTAAGAGGATCAAGATTAATACCAACACCAAATACCTCCTCATTAGGATCAGGAAGTCGTGCGCTATCTCTCGGGACAGGAATAAGACTAAAGGTAAGTTGGTCTGGTATGCCGGTCTGTGTGTAAAGGCTCATAAGTGAGTGATTGAATTTTTCATAAGGTTTAATAGAATCAACAAAACGGGTGAGCAGTTGTGTTTGAGGGCGATTATTGCGCCCCTGCGGTTCAACAAGGACATCATAATCAAGAGGGAATTTTACACCGCCTCTAATAAAAGTAAGGCGGCGAATTTCTGCGGTAGAAGCAGAATTTTGTAGTTTTTCGGTGCTAAAGCCATCTTCGTTGTAGTTATTAATAGCATTTGTTTTAATAAAGTTATGGAAGACAGACTTCGTCCTAGAAGTTCCTAAATTAAATACCTTAGTACTATCACTAGAATTAATGACTGAGTAAAGTTGAGAATAGGAGTTATAAGTAATCTGACCAGTACTGGGGATAGTCATCTGAGAGATACCATCATCATCAGGAACAAGAAGATTATAAGAGAGAGATAAATTAGTTAATTTATAATATGCGCCGGAACCAGGAGGATTAAATAATACCTGTTGAGGTACGCCTGCGGCATTATAAGTCTTATAGCCACTAATAACATTAGTATCTGCGCCTAATTCAAGTGTAATATTAAGCCCCTGAACTCCATTCTGTCCTAAAGGAAGGAGATTACCACCTGAAAAAAGACCCGTACGAAGAGGAATGCTAAAGCCTGTAGTTACATTAGAAGCACGAGCGCCATTAAAGGAGCGGGATGCATTAGCGGCATTCGACTGAGCAAGGGTACCATCAAAATCAGGCTGACTGTGTGTTACGGGTAGGGTAGAAGCAAGAAAGCGTCCATATGAGCGGATTGTTTCTAAAGTTTGATTACTCATGGTGGAGGTAGTAATCTGATGAATACATGAAGGAACACCAACACGACTATTAAGGGAGATACCGGTTCGTTCATCCGGCGATGCTCCAGTTGCGGTAGTATTAGTAGGTAAGTCATCTCCAGGTGAAAATAATGTGAAATCTCCATTTAGACGGAGGCTTTTACCGTCAAGTAATTTAGCCTGGTTAGCAATTTGGAACTGCACAATAGGAAAACCGCCGCGGAAGGAATAGCCATCAGTAGGAGGATTTAACGGAAAAATCTCTGCGAACTCTTTGTGGTTAATATTCATATATATATTACAAATATATTATTTTTTTATAAATTAAGACACTAAAACATTTCCCTGAGTAATATTAATCCTAGAGAGATGACAGACATAATGGTTAAGCATTTTCTGTACTGCGGCTAAAGAAGAATACTCCACACGAAGGGTAAGGGTTCCGTCAGCAAGATCAGCCACCTGTCCATATTTGCTAAAGGAACGGGCGATTAAAAACCTTTCAGGGATGCGCTGAAGATTACGGGTAGCTACATTACAATTTACTAAAGCCTTTTCTAATTCAAGAATTGCTAACTGATCACATAGCCCCTCACTAGTTTTACTTAAAGACACGGGGCGATCAGGAATAAGTCTATTTTTATGAACATACTGATATGACTGAGCCTGATCAACAACTCCAGCGAGAGAATCAGCAAGCATGCTAATTTGCGCGGAGTTATTTAGTGGAACAGAAAGCACACTATAAGCGCGTTGCTGAGTTGCGGGAATTAAACTATTGGTTAAGCCCTGAATAGCGGTAAGGGTATTGCGGTAAGTAGAATAAGTGCTAATATCCATAGAAAGTCCTTTAGAGGAATTCATCTGGCTCATCATAGCGCTAACATACATCTCAGGGGGAGATACGGTACCTATAAGGTATTTAATATCAGTCATGGTATATTCAACCTTTTCCTGTGCGAGGGTAATTAGCTCAGGTAATACGGTACCGGTAGGCGTCCAGCCGTTCATGCGTTCCTCACTTTTAAAATAAACATAGGAACCGACGACTGCCGCGGGGGCATTAAGACCGGCGCCAGCAATAAGCTGATTTAGAGAGATTTTTAAAGTGCAGTTATCACCCGTTTTAGTTACGGACTGTAAAATTCCTAATTCTAACTCAGTAGCAAGAGTACCATCCACAGAAAGCCACATGCGGTCACCAATAGAAAACGGCAGGTTATTATTAGGAGTTGTATCAACGCTAACATCATCACCATTTAGTTCAATATCAAAAGTATCACCAGCCCCGACTTTAGCAGGGACGACGGGTACTACAGCCGCCGTGCGAACGACATTCTCACTATTTAAACCCTCAGTAGTAGCATAAGGCGTAGAACCTTTAAAGCCGGTTTTATATACTAAACCACGTTCTCTCGTTTCAAGATTACAATGAAGACGAAGACCCTGAGTAGCCACAAGGGGAAAGACTTTCTCACTATTTAAAATACCCGAATAAAGGGGCATCTCAACCTGAACAGATACAGGTTTCATGTCATTAGCTACAGTTACCTCAGCAAGATCCCAGTCATTAGTACCAGTATAAAATAAGGAAGTTCCTGAAGACGGATTAGCATCACGACCCTCGAACATAGTGCGTTTATCAGCAATAGACTGATTTTCACTATAGCCCCATGTCTGCGCGGTAAGTACATTATAATCTAGGATTTCCTCAAGTTGAGCGGTACCGTCACCTGACTAAATACGGAGGTCACGGAAGAGAGAATGAGCGCCGGCGCGCGAATCAGGGATAGGACGACCCGTACCGCTCATAGTAAGCTGGTACTGGAGTTTGGATTCAGTAGGCGACATAAAACCAAGGTATTGAGGGAGTAAAAATCTCATTTGGTTTTGAGTGCTTGTATGGGGTACTTGCGCATCCGGATATACCTCAACTGACTGCACAGGAATATAAGAGCTAGCGGTTGGAGAGTTTTTGAACATGGTTATATTATTACTAAAGATAAAAAAATTTATTATTAGACTTTATAATAATAGTGTAATCTCCTAAAGTATTTAAAAAATATATCTTACCTATAGTAAATGATTGAAGGCAAAAACCCATTAGTTGGACAAATAAGAGAGATAACCATTACTACTAAAGAAGACTACTATACTAAATACCATAGGGAGTATTATGAAAAAAATAGGGAGTATATCAGACAACAATATTATACTAAAAAAAAGCAGATTGAGTGCGAGTGCGGATCAGTTATATGCGATCATAATTTATCACGGCATCTAAGGAGTGATAAGCATAGAACATATCTGTTTAAAAATAAAAATAACACTATAATATAATGGTGTATAGTGTTATGATAACCTTCTCTCTATCGAGTATAATGCAGACAGGATTTATATTATATTTATGGACTAGATTATTATACCAAGACCATAAATTAATAGCCTACGAGCCAATGCCGATAGCCATAGCGTCAGCGCCGGAGTTAAAGATTGATTGATGTTTTTTAACGAATTCAGCATTACGTTTTTGTTGTATAAGACGCTTTACCCTCATACGTTTTAGTTTCTCTTTATTAATTTTATAGTAATTTTTAAAATAGGCTTTACTATCTTTAATTTGGTTATAGCCGCAAGAGCCGGTAGCACCACGAGTCATGATATATAGTATATAATATAATTTTATACTATATTAATTTTACGTAGTTAATCTCTCAATCTAATAATATTAGTATATATGAATTTAATA